ATAATTCCATCCTAATATTTGAAGAGGGCCAGAACGCCTCACCAAGTCAAATGAAACTCCTTTTAACAAGAATTGGGTTTAACAGTAAATTCTTTATCTCAGGTGATGTGGAACAATCGGATAAATATAAAAATAAAACCCACAGTGGTTTATGGGACGCGATTGAAAAATTTAGAGATGATGATTATGTATCAACATTTGAATTTAAAGATAAAAACGATATTGTAAGAAATCCATTAATTAGTAAAATATTACGTAAGTACGACAACGAACCGGATGAGAATAGCAATTGAGATTAACGGGGTATTAAGAAATACCTTAGACAAGATAGAACAAACCTATCAAAAATATATGATAGATAAGACAGACGGTCTTGAAGACGAAGAATCATTTAAATATGAGATGAGTTTACCGGTAGATAGTTTAAATCTTAGAAATCATTTTAAATTTCAAACAGATGAAGAATTATATTCATTTTTATATGAGGAATTCCCCATGGAAATTTTTGGACATTCACAATCAACTGAATATTCAACCTTTAATGATTTTAATGAAATATATTTAAATTTAAGGGATAATCACGATATATTAATAGTGTCAGATGAGATTGGTAAATCAAAACCTGCATCTTTATTTTTCTTATCAAAATTTGGTTGTTTGGTAGAAAAAGTAAAATTTTATAGTAATTCAACAATAAATTCTATGTGGGATGAAATTGACGTTTTACTTACATCAAACCCTGCACTATTATTAGAACATCCGGAGGATAAAATTGTTATAAAATATCAAACGGACTATAATAAACACATCAAATCAGATAATTCTATAACAACGATTAAAGAATTAGAATTTGAATTAACAAAATTACTATAATGTTAAAAGTATTAGGAGAAAATTATTATTTGGATTTAGACAAAATAGATGAATATGTTCAAATTAAAGGAGATAAAATTGTTACATCAGGTATTACAGAATCGGCTCATATCAGTATAATTAAATATGAAACGGTTAAATTAATGATGGACATTATTATGGATGAACCGGAAGAGATTGATGAACAATTAGGTGCTAAAGGTACTAATAATTTATCAATACCATTTAAAATAGCGTTTAACACATTACTATATAAAAACTTACTAAATAAAATATAATATGAATCAAGAACAAATTACAAAACTAGAATTGTCTATTGAGAATATGAAAAATAAGAAATCAAGAATTTATCTTATCTCTCAAGACACCAAAGGTAATGCTAAAGCATCTATCGCTTACATTTATCGATTAGGGTTATCATTATTAAATGCGGGATATAACCCAATCGTTTTACACGAAACACCTGACTATACCGGAGTTTCAGGATGGTTAGGGGAGGAATATATGAAATTACCTCATAAATCAATTGAAGGTCAGAATTTAGAAATCTCTCCGGAAGATTTAATTGTGATTCCTGAGTTATACGGTTTCATTATGTCTCAAATAACTAATTTACCTTGTGGTAAAATTGTTTTATGTCAAGCTTATGACCATATTTTAGAAACTTTACAACCGGGTCAGTCTTGGTCCGATTTAGGATTTTTAAAATGTATCACAACTTCGGATAAACAAAAAGAACAAGTTGAATCTATAATGAGAAACGTATCGTTTGATATTTTAAAACCTTATATTTCTGACGAATTCAAACCACAAGAATATCCGGCAAAACCGATAATTTCAGTTCATTCAAGAGAACCAAGAGATACCGCAAATTTAATTAAAACTTTTTACATTAAATTTCCCCAATATAGATGGATAACATTCAGAGATATGAGAGGTTTGACTGAAAAAGAATTTGCTAAAGGGTTGGAAAGTTCATGTTTATCAGTTTGGATTGACGAGACAAGTGGATATGGTACATTCCCATTAGAATCTATGAAATCAAATGTTCCTGTGTTAGGTTTGGTTCCAAATGTGGTGCCTGAATGGATGTCAGAAAATAACGGTCTTTGGATTAACAATAAAACTCAAATGGTTGATTTTATTGCGGATTATTTACAAAATTGGTTAGAAGATAATGTAAATGAAAATTTATTTATTGAGATGAAAAAGACCATCGATTCATTACCAACTAAAGAAACTTTTGAAAAAGACTCGGTTTCTTTATTTGAAAAATATATTTCAACAAGACGAGAATCTTTTGAAGAACAATTATCTAAACTAGAAACTATTGAATAATATGGAAGAAGTAACAAAATTTGACGTATCGGTAATATTACCAATCAAATCATCAAAAGTTAGAGATTTTGATGAGCATTTTAAAAAAGCAATTGAATCATTACGGATTCAAAAAACAGAAATAAATGAATTAGTTATTGTTCATACTAATGAGACATCTTTGGTTGAATATTTAGACACTTTTGACTTTGGTAACCTTCCGGTTGTGAAAATTGAATGGACTAAAGAACCTAATTATTCTGCACAAATTAATTATGGAGTTAGAAGTGCTAAATCAAAATGGGTTTCTCTATTTGAATTTGACGACGAATATTCATCAATATGGTTTAAGAATGTATTAAAATATTCTGAATTTTACCCGGATGTTTCGATATTCTTACCAATTGTAGTTGATGTTGACCAAGACACTAAATTTGCAGGGTTTACGAATGAGGCAACATTCGCGGCAAACTTTACACCGGAAATGGGTATATTAACCAACGAAACATTAATGGAATACCAAAATTTTCAAAGTTCAGGGATGGTAGTAAAGAAAGATACTTTTATTGATTTTGGATTATTAAAACCATCATTTAAATTAACTTTTGGTTATGAATTCTTTTTAAGAATGACTTATAACTCAATTCAAATAATGTCTATACCAAGAATTGGTTATAAACATATGAACTTGAGGGAAGGTTCTATTTTTTGGAATTACAAAAACGGAGATAATTCGATGACATCTGATGAGGTTAAATTTTGGGTTGAGTCGGCAAAAAAAGAATATTTCTTCATTAATGATAGAGCCATAAAATACGAACTACAAGAAGTTTAATGTTAGAACCAATTAATTTAACAGGAGATACAAATGTTGAGTTAAAGAAGAAAGGTAGAAAACCAACCCAATTAAATTATTTTGATGTTAGAGAAGAGATGGCCGTTATTCGGTTTTTAGAAACTGAATGTCACCACGAAAGAAATAAAATTTATAATGAGTTTTTAAGAAAACCTTTAGATAAGATGATATCTTCAATTATTAGAAGATACAAATTATATAGAAAAGACATGGACTTCGAGGAAATTCATGTAGATACTCACTCGTTTTTAATGACAAAAATAGATAAGTTCAAGCCTTCTAAAGAAAAGAAGGCTTATTCTTATTTCGGAACCATCTGTAAAAATTATCTGATGGGTCAAATAATTAAAGACCAAAAAGAAACAAACCGAAAAATATCTTATGAAGATATTTCTACTAGTTTAGAAAATGATGAAGGATTCGCTTATTATATTGAAAACGATAATTTAGATTCTGAAAAAGTTATATATCATTTTTTAATACAATTGGATAGATTTATTAAAAATGAAAATTTAAGTGAAAATGAAGTAAAACTTGGTCAGGCTTTATATGATTTATTTGATAATTATGAAAATATTTTTGTTGGTAACGACAATAACAAATTCAATAAAAATATAATATTACTATCGTTAAGAGAAATGACCAACCTTTCAACCAAAGAAATAAGGGGGTCTATGAAGAAATACAAAAATATGTATTTTGATTTAGTTCAAACTATGGTTAAATAAAATCCAATATTAAATATTTATTGTTATGGCAAGACCGACAAAAAAAGAGATTAATCTTAGTAAGGAATCGATGTTATCTTTGATGCAAGAAATCTACAATGAACTTGTGGAACAAAGAAGTACTGCGATTAGAATACAAAATAAAATGCTTACTATGATGAAAGACCCGGAAGATATGACTGTTATTGGTCCGGTAATAGAAAAACAACAAAAAATTATAAATGATTGTGTTGAGAAAAAATTAACATTATCTAAATTACAATCTACATTATGGGAAAAAAGTAACAACAACAATGATGGTGGTGGTTTCTCAATAACTGACTTAGGTGATGACGAATTATTAAGAACTTTAATGGAGAAAGACATCTCTAAAGATAATAATTCATATAAAATGAAAAAATAATATTATATGCCGTCATTAGATATAAATTTTGATTATAATAAAATTCAAAAAAAAGTTAATGCTTCTAAATCTTTTGCTGATGTTAAATCTCAGTATAATGACGTGAATAAAAAGGTCGGTGATTCATTTGAAAAAACAAAATCCCAAGTTTCAGAATCACTAACCAGTATTAAAGAACAAACTAAACGTTATCAAAAACAAGTTAAAAACCAATTTGAACAACTTTTAGATTTATCAAATACCACCGGTGGTAACGGAAGTGGTTCTCCAAGATATATTAAACGATTATTATTACGAACAATTAAAAATGTTCAACCAAGATTAAGAACAATAGTTATAAATGATTGTTTAACCGCTCTTGGGTGTGACCAACAACAAACTTATAATAATACAGATAAAATTTACATAAAAGTAAGTTCCGTAGATTTATTTAATAGATTATTAATTGACCCCCAAGATGAGGTTGGTGCTATTATCTATGAAAAAAAACCTATCCAAAATGGTCAAATTCCGTTTTCGATGAACCGACAGTTACATAAGCTAACCATGAACCCTAGTTTACCCCCTTATAATTACAAGGGTAAATCGGGTCAAGATTTGTTTGATATTAAATATTTTGAAAATCATCCCGTGTTTAATACTACCGGTCCTTGGTTTGAGGTTGAGTTAAAAAGTAGAAGTAATCCTCTCAAAGTAGGTGAGTTTATGGTCGATTATTATGATACCATAAGAATGGCTGAGGATACAGATATTATTGGTTCTATTATGGAATCACTATCTGGTGCAATTTCTATGAAAGTGGATGCCGGTATATCTCAGGTTGAGAACGCAAGTAAGTTTGAATTAATTTTAGCTAGAATTTTAGGTCTTTGTTTTGATAGTCGTGGTAATGAAATAGATGTAAGTGGTATTGCTAAAGTGGCGGAATTAGATGGTATTGACGATTCATTTTTTGAATTCACCGAAATTGATTTACGTAATATAGAAACTCGAGTTAAAAATATTAAAAACGGTGTAATACAGTTTGAGGATTGTGATGATATATTATTACCGGTTAATTTTAACGAAATTGTGAGTGCTTTAGGTACTTTAAATTTTTATGAAGGTACTGAGTTTGAAAACGCGGCGGATAATATTACTGATGTTTTAGCAAACAATCCGGCTTGGATTGGTGCTGGAATCAACATTAATCCACAAGTTGTTGTTGATACTAATTTTATTAAATTAATCACAAACGGTATGATTAGTGCTTTAATTACACCAAAAATGATATTACCAATTATTATTATGTACAAAGCATTGGGTAATATACTGGCCGATAGTATCAAAACATTTACTGACTTTGCAAAGATATTTAAAAAATTCTTTATAAATTTAGTATCCAAGGTAGGTGCTATTTTTGTTGAGGAATTATTTAAACTGATTAAGGAAGATATTTTAAGATTAATTCAGCAAATTATTGCCGATATTGTTAGAGAAAAAGTATTTAAGAAATATGCCATGATATTAAAATTAATTGGATTATTATTAGCAATTATATCTATAATAAGTGATTATAGGCGATGTAAAAGTTTAATTGATGAAATATTTGCAATACTAAATTTAATAAATCTTCCCGGTCTTGGTGGTGGAATACCATTACCATTACTATTTGCGTCACAACTATTAGACGGTTATTCTGAATCAAGAGCGTTTATTGGGGTAATAGAGGAATTACAAAGTTTAGGAATTCCTACCGGTGCAATGCCAAGTGGGGCACCTAATTTAGAAATGTTAGGTAAGTTCGGACAAATGAAGGCGATGTCAAATGAAGATGCTGAAAATAATAAAATTCAAATAGCGGTAGGTCCATTAACAATAACTCCAGCAGGATTAACAGTTCCGTCCAGTGCTTTTGGTAAAAAATTCTAATTATGTATAAAAAAGAAAAATCAGAAAAAATTTTAAATATAATTAAAGATTATAAAAACTCGTCAAATAAAGATTTAATATTGGCTATGGACCATCTCCAAGAAGATTTTGAATTTACTAAAAATATGGTATTGAAAGGTTCAGAACAAATTGATAAGATTGAAACAACTTATAATATGGTCTTAAAAGAATACCAAAAACGAATTAAACCAAATGACAATAGATAACGAAAATATACATCAAATTTTATTTCCGGGGTATGTTTATGACAATCAGGACCCAATGATGTTAGGCAGACTTCGGGTAATTCCTGAAACAAAAAATTATTTAGATATAATTGCTTCGGTTGCTAATTGGAATGAAGCTACCGATAAATGGACTGCTAAAGACCCGTTAGTGTTTATACCGTTACTACCATTTTATATTAGTCAAGTCCCAAAACTTAATGAGTATGTTCATATTATTTATATGAACAAAAAATATCCGTATAAGAATCAATTTTATCTTCAAGGACCATTCTCATCTCCGATGACAACACCGTTTGAAAATTATCAAGGGGCTAAGAAATTTTTGGCAACCGGTGATAGAATCAAACAAGGGTTGAGTATTAAAAATCAATTTGGGGAATATCGTAACGATAAAAGTAAAGGAGTGTTTCCGGAACCGGGTGATAATGCTTTATTGGGTCGTGGAACCGCTGATGTTATTGTTAAAGAAAATGAGGTTTTAATTCGTGCGGGTAAAACAAAAGAATTATCAAAAGATAAATTTCCAGAAGCAAATCAAAATAGAGCTTTCTTACAACTAACAAGATTTACACAAACAAAAACAACTTTACCAAAAGAACCAAAATATAGATTAGTTGAGAATGTTGTAATGGTTCAAAAAATGATTGTTTGGGATATTTCAACATTAGGGGCGGCTATGGACTCTTTTACTGGGTCAGTTAAACTATATAACTTAAAACCAAGTTCAAAGGTTAATACTCAAAATTTTAAATTTGATACTATTTTAGATTTAACAAGTGGTGAAGATTATGGTGTTGAATTAGAATCCGTTTCCTTTATGGCTAAAACATTAGATGAATCGGTTAAAATTATTAACGATTTTATCTCATTGGTTTATAACCCAAATATTAATTTTACAGGTATCACAATAAACAACAAACAAAACTTATCTAACGCATTCCCATTTGTTGTTACACCGTCAAAACAAACTTACGAAATTGGTAAAAAATTCTCACCATTAACGGTATTACAAGATGTTTCAGAATATATAAATTATCGTCGTTTTTATAATAACATTAAACTTAACAACTCAAAAGAAGATGGTTGGTTCTTAGTTTCATCTAACAAAGGGGGAAAACCATTATTTGGACCTCAGAGTGATTTAAAAGAAGAATCGGTTACACCAACTAAATTTCAAAATGAAGATATAACTTATGGTGTTTTAGGTGCTCAAAAAGTGTTTTTACTATCTCAAAACTCAAAAAGTCCAAAAGGTCAGATTGATTTATCTGATACATTATATGGTATCCCTCAGGATAAATTCGTGGGTGCTGGTGATACAATATTTGAAAAAACATACTCAAGTGTCAGAGGAGAAGAATTGGTTAAACTTATTGAGAAAATCGTGGAATTTTTAAACAACCACGTTCATCCTTATGCTAATATGGTACCGGATGAAGCTACCCAGGGTTCTAAAACAACCAAGACTAGTATTAACCAATTACTAGCCGATGTAAATAATACTGTTCTAAATCAAAATATTCGTATAAACTAAATATTTATTGTTAAAACATTTTATGTCAATTAACAATTCCTATTTTAGTAAAAATAATACAATCATATCAAATAGTTTAACAAATACCGGGAGAAATCCCGTTACAGAACTATTTTATGGTTCGTTAGCAACTTCACAATACCCTAACGGATATAGTAGGTTCATATTTGATTTAGACCTAACATTACTTCAAGAAAAAGTTTCTGACGGAACTATCTCAAGTACTTGTACTGATGTTATGACCCATACGTTAAGAATGGTTAATACTTCAACATTTAGTCTTGAAACATTAAATACGTCAACATCCCAAGGTAGATTAAGAGCAACATCATTTGATTTGGTGTTATTTAGAATCCCAAATAATCAAATGTGGGATGAAGGTGTCGGTTATGACTTTGCCGATTTAATCTACGAATATAGTAATTCAGATAAAAATTTCTCAATAAGACCATCAAATTGGATTCAAACAACAACTTTAAGTGGTTGGACCGAACAAGGTATTTATAACAATAGAAATACCGGGACAGTTCCGTATAGTGCATTAACTATAGTTGATACACAACACTTCCAATTTGGAAATGAAAATATTTCATTTGATATGACCACAGAAATTAATAATATTTTGAATGGTTCATTAACCGGTGTTACAGGGTGGGGAATCGCTTACTTACCACAAATAGAAAATCTAACCGGTTTAACAACTAACTATGAAGTTCAATTTTTTACAAGACATACTCAAACATTCTATGAACCGTTTTTAGAAACAAATTATAATGATATAATTGAAGATAATAGAAATATGTTTTCATTAGGTAAAGTAAATAAATTGTATCTATATCTTTATGAAGATGGTAACCCAATTAGTTTAGATTCATTACCGTCCGTATCAATCTCTGACGCTAATGGAACTTCAATTTTAGGTTTATCTACACCATTTTTAGATGTGTGTCAAAGAACAAAAGGTGTTTATGAGGTTACAATTCCACCACTTATTGGTTATCAAACCCCTTGTTCATTCTATGATGTGTGGAGCGATTTAACTTTAAACGGATTTTCATTACCGGATGTTACAAATAGTTTTGTTGTTTATCCATTAAAAAAATCAATTCAAATTGGAACAACAACACAGGACCCAAAAGTTTATGGGTTTGATTATTATGGGATTAAACAAGATGAAAAAATATACAACACCGATATTAGAAAAGTCGGAGTGGTTGTTAAACAAGCTTATACTACTCAAAAACTACTACCAAACGTCGACGCTTATTATAGAGTATATGTACGTGAAGGCCAAACAGAAGTTCAAGTTCAAGATTGGACAAAAATAAATAAAACACCTAACGAGTACTACTTTATGTTCGATACAAGAGACAAAATTCCTAACGAATACTACATTGATTTGAAAGTAACTAGTAGTGGGGAAATCAATACATACAAAAAACAAATCAAATTTCAGATTGTTAATATAAAAAATTAAAAAAATATGTCAAATAGAATATTAAATTGCACAACGTGTAACGATAACTCACCAATAACATTTGTTGCTGATGATGCACTATTACCCTTATATGGGGGGATACCAGCCAATTATATAATTGGGTTAAATTCTGTGGGGTCGATGGATGAATCATTTGTTTATGGAACCGGGTTTAATGATGTGGTTAATACAATTGACATTCAGTCAGATGAAAAAATATTGGTCGGTGGGCCTTTTTCAAGTTATGATGGAATACCTGCAAATAAAATTATACGATTAAATTCTGATGGGTCAATCGATAATACGTTTGATTATGGCGATGGGTTTAATAGTGAGATTAGAACCATTAAGATTCAATCAAATGGTAAAATATTAGTTGGTGGTAGTTTCACAAGTTATGATGGAACACCATCAAATTATATTATTAGATTAAATTCCGATGGTTCAATTGATAATACATTTAGTGTTGGTGCAGGATTTAATACTACTGTATTAACAATATCAATTCAATCAGATAATAAAATATTAGTTGGTGGTAGTTTCACAAGTTATGATGGAACACCATCAAATAATATTATTAGATTAAATTCTAATGGTTCAATTGATAATACATTTGTTTATGGTACAGGATTTAATTTGGTTGTTCGCATAATACAAATTCAATCAGATGAAAAAATATTAGTTGGGGGAAGTTTTACAAATTATAGTGGAACATCCTCAAATAATATTATTAGATTAAATTCCGATGGTTCAGTTGATAATACATTTGTTTATGGCTCAGGTTTTAATGATGCTATAAATACAATATCAATTCAATTAGATGATAAAATATTAGTTGGTGGTAATTTTACAGATTACGATGGAACGTCGTCAAATAAAATTATAAGATTAAACTCAGATGGTTCAGTTGATAATACATTTAGTGTTGGTACAGGATTTAATAGTTCTTTAGCTACAATACAAATTCAATCAGATGGAAAAATATTAGTTGGAGGTGATTTCTCAAGTTATGATGGAACATTGTCAAGTTATATTATTAGATTAAACCCCGATGGTTCTATTGATAACACATTTGTTACTAGAACTGGTTTTACTAATGTTGTCAGAACTATTGCAACACAATCCAATGGAAAAATATTAATTGGTGGTTATTTTGATAAATACAAACCAACTTATATTAACAAAATTATAAGATTAAACACAAGTGGATTATATGATGGTTCTTTATTTTACAACGTTGGGTTTGACGGTGATGTTAATACAATTGATTACCAATCAGATGGAAAAATATTAGTTGGTGGTAGTTTCACAAGTTATAATGGAACACCGTCAAATTATATTATTAGATTAAATTCAGATGGTTCAATTGATGATACATTTGTTGTTGGAGATGGGTTTAATAATCCGGTATTAACAATACAAATACAATCAGATGGAAAAATATTGGTTGGTGGAGATTTTACAGAATATGATGGAACGCCCTCAAAATATATTATTAGATTAAACCCCGATGGCTCAATTGATGATACGTTTGTTATGGGTGATGGGTTTAATAATCCGGTATTAACAATACAAATACAATCAGATGGAAAAATATTGGTTGGAGGTAATTTTACAGATTACGATGGAACGTCGTCAAATGGAATTATAAGATTAAATTCCGATGGTTCAATTGATGATACGTTTGATTATGGTGATGGGTTTAATGATACTGTAAGAACAATACAAATCCAATCAGATGGAAAAATATTAGTTGGAGGTGATTTTACAGAATATGATGGAGAACAAAAAAATAAAATAGCACAATTAGGTTCTGATGGTAAGCAAATCGGTTCATTTCCTATTGGTGCTGGATTTGACGGAAATGTATATACAATACAAATACAATCAAATGAAAAAATATTGGTTGGAGGTGATTTTACGGACTATGATGGAATACCGGCAAAAAGAATTATCAGATTAAATTCAAATGGTTCAGTTGATAACACATTTATAAATGGAACCGGTTTTGGTGAGGCGGTTCGTATAATACAAATTCAATCAGATGGAAAAATATTGGTTGGAGGTGATTTTACGGACTATGATGGAACACCATCAAATAGAATTATAAGGTTAAATTCCGATGGTTCAATTGATAATACATTTGAAATAGGAGATGGGTTTGATTCTAGTGTATTTACAATACAAATCCAATCAGATGGAAAAATATTAGTTGGAGGTAATTTTTCCGCTTACCCTTTAGATGAAGGAGTTTTCCAATTAAGTGGTGGTTATTGTGTCTCAATAGATTCATATGGTGTAGTAAGTAGAAATCAACCGGAAAGATTAATAACTTTTGGACCGTTCATATCTTGTATAGAATGTTTAACACCGGATGATAGTGCTGGTGTTGAATCTATAATTTGTATATCTTGTGACGATGTTTATTCTGTAACGGCAACAACAGTTCCTCACGCAATTTATTTGAACAATCAAGGAAGGGCAATATCTCAGATAAACACCGTCGCAATCGGAGGATTCAACGGATTAAATAATTAATAAACTTGAAGTATTTTAAATTATAAGATATTTATAAATAAAAAACAAAATGGCAAATAGATTATTTACAGGAACAACTTGTAATAACGGATTAAGTTTTACTTTTATTACCGACGATTTAATAATAACCGCAAACCCAATAAACAGAGTTTATCAATTAGCCAATGGTGTTTGTGTTACGGTAACAAATTCTGGTAGCACAACAAATAATAATCCAACGGTAAGTATTGCTTACGGTCCTTATACCTCTTGCACACAATGTATTACACCAATTAATAGTGCCGGTGTTGAGGCCGTTATTTGTGAAAGTTGTGATGATGGTATAACAGTTAGTGCAAAAACCGCCCCTCATGCAGTTTATACAAACGCTTTTAATAGAGCAATATCACAAATTAACACTGTTGCCCTTGGTGGTTTTAACGGAATTAATAATTAAAAATTTATTAAATATTTTTTTTTTATATAAAAATTATTTATATCTTTGTCGAATAAATCAACAAGATTATGATAAAGTACATAAAAAGAAAACTGAAACGTAGAGCTGTTAAAAAACAACTTTTAAACCTACAAAACATTTACGACCACAACGACCCGGGTGCTTTAGCCGATATTAACACTTGTAAATTTTTATGTAGAAATGCTATTAAACATAGTAATACCGTATTTGAATTAACACCCATTTCTGATGAGAGAATTATTGAGAATAAGAAATTGGGTGTTTTTATTATTTTAGACGATAAAAAAATTACGGTAATTAATCACGTGTGTTATTATAGTAATATCCCTATGTCCAATAGAGATTGGAAGAAAATAACAACAATGTTTGACAACAAAGTTCAAGAGATTAGAAAAGAAAAAATCAGACGAATGAAATCTCAGGTAGAATACTCGTTAGAAAAACTTAAAAATAAAATGGTTACCAAATTAAAAACCCCCACTTTAGAGTAGGGGTTTGTTTTTTAAAACATATCTTCAAGAGTTTTTAAATGTTTCTTAACTATTTCCAAGTCACTTATATCGGAATAATCCATTCCTTGACTTTTCAAGGTTTGTATCTCTCTATGTAAATGTAATGTGAATTGTTTAACCATATTTGACATTGACGGGTAATTCTCAACCATAGGGTCTAAGTTATAAACTTTCTCAGGTAATTGTAACACATTTCCAATTTTCTTAACCCAATCCTTACCGTATTTATCAGCATCCAATTCCATTTCCCAATAAAATTTAAAGAACTCCTCAAAATCCTCAACATCACCCATATAGGAATCTTTTATATCAAATTCGCTCATTTGTTGTTCATGTCTTAATTCGTGGAATAATATATAAACAAACGATGCAAAATTAGGTAACATCTCCGGTGAACATAATATAATTGCTTTATTTGTTCGAACACCTCTAAACCCTGTATTACAAGCATTTATTATTTTTACAACATATCCTCTGTCCTGAACAAAATCTTTTATCTTATCAGAAATCAAATCATATTCCTTAATTTTATCTTCAGGAATATCTTTTCTAAACTTATTGATAACCCTTTCATAATTTGAGGTCATTTTCGGTTCATTTGGGACAATATCTTCTGAAATGGTATCTTTGGTTATCTCAATCCATTCTTTAACCGTATGAACGTTGTGTGTGTCTATATTATATTTTCCATTAACACCCTTCTCCCACATTCCAACAACTCTATTAACATTATTCTTTATATTTTTCCCTTTGCTCTTTTTATTGGTTTTATGGGAAGACTGAATAATAAAAGGAAATAACTCCGACTTTCTCCATTTTTTTAAACCTAACTCAATAGGTCCGTTATATTCACCGGCACTATTAGATGTTGAGTTTTCTTTTATTGGAACTATTTTTAAACCTTTCTTACCCGGAGTTTGATTAATACTATTACCCTCCTCATCCCCTGATGTTGAATCAGGATGTTTAGTCATATAATTAGTGATTTTTTTTGCCTTACCCTCTATTTTCTTAATCTGTTTATTAGTCTCATCCATCGAACCATCATAACTATCAAACTCTAACTCAGGACTATCGTATTTAGACACAGGTATTGTAAATGGATTCATCTCTGATTTCTTGAATTTTCTAATACCTGGTTGGAGGGGACCAACATAAGACCCTTTACTCCCACTATCACTTGTGGCCTCGTTAATCTGTATTTTGTTATTTTTATTCATATACTTATAAATATCTAAAAATATTAAAATGGAAGAACCACAATTATTTGGTAAATTATTTGAATCAATACCAATACAAACTGAAGAACATTTGGACGCAATCCTAACGACTATGACCACGGAACACGCAATATTTTACCTAACACAAGCCGTTAAATACGCATACCAATCCGGAATCTATTCATTAGGTGAATGTGAAGTAATATCTAAATCAATTAGAGTTAGTAATAAAAAAGAAAAAGAGGACTAATTGTCCTCTAATATCTTATTCGACTTACGAATATTCTCCTCACCCCACATCGGTTGAAGGTTATCTAAACACCAACATTTCATAAATTCTTCGTCACCCATCTCCTGAATATCAAAAGATGTGATTGGTAACTTGTGGTCAACGTGCCAAATTCCATAGTTATCCCAAGTCATATCCGGCACAAATTGTTTCTCTAAATGATTAATCAATTCCTCAGGAGTATATTGTAGAACATCAAAGTAATGTCCGTACTTATCCACGTTACTCTCTTTTAATACTGTGTATATTGCAGTTCTGAAATTACTTATTAGTTTATAGAGGGGGTCTCTTGCTTTCCGATTTCTTTCGTAATCGCGTTTGATTTGTCTAATTTTATCAACATTATTTTCTCGGTATTCTTTTATATATTTTTTTAAATGTTCTTTATTTTGTTCCGACCATATTTTGTGATATTCTAATTTTTTTTCTTTATGTTTAAGATAAGTTCGTTTATCCGAGGCTTTTTTACCACCAAGAAATCTTCTACCGGATGGTCCCATAACAACACCATTTTCTTTTAATATTCTTAAAATTGTTGGTTTACTAATTCCTGTTTTTTCAGAAATGGTGTGTGACCCTAATAGGTCTTCATTATACATTTTAAGTATATTATTTAATTCTTCTTTTGTTGGTATAAATTTTTTCATATAATATAAATACACAACAATCATACCAAAAAACCTATTATTCAAAATAAAGATAAAAAAAAAAGGGACATATAGTCCCTTTTTGTTAAATATTTTAAGATTTTGATTATCTTAATTCATTTAAATCGAATGTTCTAACACCATCAACGGTAATTTTCCCGTAAAATCTGTTGTTGACCATTTTTTTCGCGTATCTCGTCATTATACCTTTGATAGGTGTAAAGTTGAACGGATTGTACATTGTTGGAGTTAATTGTAACGGTACGTATGGTGCGTAGATGTAACCTGTGTCTAACAATGATGTTCCTTTGTGTCCTACTAACACTGTGTTAGCTGGGAAGTAAGGGTCACGGTAAACTTGGTAACGACCTGCCAATGTACCAACTCTTTCAATACCCATATTGTATTGGTCTTGCTCCGGAGACGCGTTAGATACGTGGAAGTATTCTAAATCGTCAAAGATAGCAGAAACTTCAGAAGAAACCACAATCCAGTTAGCACCACCTCTTAAAGTAGATTTGTGGATTTGAGCAGATAATTGGTTAATCGCAGTGATTAACGTTTGGTTCCAATCTTTTTGAGTGTAGTTAGTCGTGTTTGCGATTCTTCTCCATCCGTTGTAATCCCAACGTAATGTCCAAGCCGCACCTTTACGTAAATCACGTAAAATTTCACGGTCGATTTCAGCGGCAACTTGTTCAGATAATAAAGCTGTTAATTCAGCTTCAGCATCGATGTTGTGGAAAGCCGCAACGTCTTGAGCTAACTCAGGAGACCATTGTGCTCTTAATTTTCTTTCAGTAACAGATACTGTAACAGAATCTAAGTCGAAAGAAACCTCACCGATTTTATCTTCAAATTCTAATTCTTCGTAACGTCTGAAAGCCGCTTGAATAGGTGCGTTAGCTGCTGTACCCGTCCAAGCCGACAAAGTAAGAGTACTTCCTGTATAACCATCTAAAGTTCCTGCACCACATCCAGCACAAACCGGTTGTTGAGCATCAACTTCTAAATAGATAACACCTACTGAGTCACAAATATTTTTAAATGAACCTCCGTTACCATTTGTTGGCCAAGTCGTATTAAATGTATCACCATATTGTGCAATTCCTTGTCCATATTTTTGAGTTACAACTCTAAACAATAAATTACTAAATGTTGTTGTTCCTAAGTTAGATGCAACAACTGAGTTAGTAGTAAATAATCTAAGACCTGATAAGAATTCTTCAGTATCTATTTCTTGACCATTTGGTCCGATTAATTTTCCTTCACCCGTTTGTGAGAAACCTGACATCGCAACTAAGACTTTTCTGGTTTCACCACTGTATGATGCCGGTGCTAACGCTCCATTTTGCCAAGTTACAGTAACACAAGATGCTGTAACCGCTGACCATCTACCTTTAGAGTAATCGAATAATCCTTCAGGGTTTAAACCTGGTTCAGAACCTTCGTAGAATAAATCATAAAGATTTTTTTGGTAAGCTCCCGCACCTGTTCCATAACCTTGGTTTGCACCGTTGTTAGCCGGAGAATAGTTACCCGGAGAACCAATTGGTGCATAATGTTCACCTGATTGGTCAGCAGAACCACCATTATATCCTTGGATTTTTGGTACAAAGAAGAATAATTTACCAATTGGTAAATTCATCGCTTGTACAGATACAATTTCATTCGCAAGTAATTTAGAGAATACTCTTCTTACGATTGGAAAAACAACAGTTTCGAACGCTCCGTTAGAACCTTCACCTGTAGCTTCGTTTATCAAGAAAGAC